CCACATGATTTCTACGGCCAGTCCGATATCACCCGACGCCAGAGCATCGCCTATACCCTTCCATGCCCGCGCCACATCGTCGGCAAGGCTCCCGAACTTGTCGCCCAGCCAGCCGAGGGCCTTTACGCCCGCGGAAGTGGCGGTGAGAATATAGGCACCGAGCACCCCGACGGCGATGGTGACCCAGCCCAGCGGAGTCAGCAGGAACGTCAGGACCGTCCCAAACGCAGCGAACGCTACCTTGCCGAGCGCCAGGACGGCCAGGAGCCCGCCGATGGCATGGCTTGCGAGACCGATAGCCAGGCCGAGAGCAATCAATGCCACTCCGCCGGCGAATACGGCCGCAGTGATCTTGATGAGTGTCACGAGCAGCGCCCTGTTCTTCTGGACCCAGGCGGTAACGCGACCAGACACGCGGGTCATCCATGCGGCCATCTTGGCGATAACCGGCCCCAAGGCCTCGCCTATGGCGATCTGGACGCCTTCAACCGCCGACCAGAGCTTCCGGAAAGACCCGCCGAGCGTGTTGTCCATGACCTTGGCGGTCCGGGCCGCTGTACCGCCGACGTTCGAGAGGATCTTCTGCATGTCACGGAAGTTGGCCCCATTGGCCAGCTTCAACGCCGATGCGCTTCCCCGGCCGAACAAGGTCTCGAAGATCGACAGCCGCTTGGCCGAGCCCATCTGTTTGGTGACCTGCCCCAGTTCCGAAAGGATATCGGCGAGTTTTCGCAGGTCGCCGTTTGCATCGACTGTATCGACGCCCAGTTTTTTGAGCATCTTCTGCGGGCTGGACTTCGAGAGGTTCTTGTACGCCCGGGCCAGTGCGGTCCCGGCCATCGAGCCCTTGATACCGTTGTTCGCCAGTACGCCCAGCGCCGCGGCGGTGTCGCGGATATCTTCCCCGGCTTCCTTGGCCATCGGGGCGACGTACTTCAGCGATTCGCCGATATCCTCGAGGCCCTGGGCGGAATTGTTGGCCGTGGCCGTCAGAACATCGGCGATATGCGTTGTATCCCTGGCCGTCAGGCCGAAGCCACGCATCGCGGCCGAGGCGATCTCCGCAGCGCGTGGAAGGTCGGTGGACGTGGCACGGGCCAGATTCAGGACCGAACCGATTGCATCGAGGATCTGCGCGGGCTTATATCCGGCCCGGCCGAGTTCGGTCATTGCACCGGCGACCTGGGCTGCGGTAAACGACGTGGTCCGGCCGAGTTCCTTTGCCCGCTGGGTGAGTTTGGCGAAGTCTCGGTCGGTTGCGCCGGTCACCGCACGGACCTGGGCCATCTGGTCTTCGAAGCCAGCGAAGGTCCGGACAGCCATTCCGACCGGGACCGCCATAGCCGCCGTCGTGGCCGCGATTCGCGTGCCGATGTTCTGCAATCTCTGACCGAACGCACGGATCTTCGCCCGGGCCGCACGCAATCCGCGCACAAGCTTGGTGTTGTCGGCGAACAGCTCGACAAAGGCGCGACCTGCTCGGATTGCCCTTCCAGACGGCATTACAGTTATTCCAGAAATAGCCCTTGATAAGAAGGCAATGATGGATTACGTTTCCGTTACCCCATGACTCCGGTCTTTCCCCGAGGCCGGAGACTATTTCGAAGGCCTGGTCCCCCCCCCACCAGGCCTTCGTCTTTTGGGGTCTTAGCCGGAAGCGCCGTTCGCCGTTGTCGGAGCGGCTACGGCTGTTACTGTCTTGGCCGCTTCAATTGCCACGGCTGCCGTCTGCTTCGCTTCGTCGCGCTGGGCCTTGGCGTTCTTTTCGTCCCGGCGCTTCTTGGCGGCGTATCCGCCAACACCAAGCACGCCGAGTACGCCGAGTGCCTCTGGCAAGTACTCCTCGACCAAGCCGACAACGCGGTCCTTTGTCTCGGCGATCTTGCCGGCAGTCTTCTCGATGGAATCGAGTCCCTTGTCGACCACGGTCCCAAGATCGGGCTTGGCGCTGGCTGCGGCGGCGTTGGCCGCCTTGGATATCCGCTCGGCTGCAGCGGCCGCGGCTTCGGCTATCGCCTTGGCCTCGGGCGATTGGGTGATCGGTGTGGGATCGGGAACGACTTCAGCGAGTTCATCGGCCATTGTTGCGACGGTGGCAACTGCTGCGAACCGATCGAGGATCGCCGTCGCCCCGACCTTCGAATCAGCCAGGACATCGGAGAACTCACCGAGCCGGGTCGTCACGATCTCCATGGCACGGCGTCTCAGGTCGTCCCGAAGTCTTGCGGCCGCGATAGTGTCGTCCTTTAGCTTCCAGACGTCCGCCTCGGCGTCTGCCAGCGTTTCGAGTTCCAGCGGCTCGGCTGGCGGGCCGGCATAGACCGCAGCGGGCCGTGTCATCTTGGCCAGCGCCTTTGTGACGACCGATCCGGGCCTTGCGCCCGTCACCGCCAGGCGTCCCGCCAGTGCGTCGGCGGCGTCGGCAGCCTGCTTCTGCGTCTCGCTGGGCGCCAGGCGCAGACCCGCCATCTGCATGTCGCAACCGGCGGCAAGGACAACGGCCACCAGCAGGAACAGTCCGACAACTACACGCACCATCATGTTACATCCGTTCATTGCACCTTCTCCTTAGCCTCTAAAGGCCTTCTTGAATTCCTGAACAGTCTCAGGTGTAACTTCAATCACGTCCTCGCGTGATTCCGTTATGCTGTGTGGGTCGAAGTCGGATGGCTCAAACGGCTTGCCCTTCTTCGGATCCCGGTTTACGTTGGCTATCAAGGCCATCAACGCCGATGTGTGCCGCCATTGGGCACCGTCGCGGCCCTCGGCCATCCAGAACAGTTCCCGGAGCGTCAGCGGGCCCGGATCTACTCCGATCCCACCGGCGAGCCGCCAGACATCGCGCCAGATATCTCTTGATTGACGTCGATCTCGTCGATCTTCCGACCGATCTGGTCCAGGTCGATCTGGCCGATCTTCGCTTCGATCTTGGCCACCGACAGCTTGATGATCTTCGCCTGGGCCTCGACGGCCTTTGCCCTGTCGGCCCGCCCCCGGCTCCGGAAAAAATCGACCAGGTCCTCGTAGAACGCTTCCTGTGCGGCCAGGAGCGTTTCACCGTCGAAGGCCGCCAGGACATCGTCGGCACTGACCTTGTGGGCCTCGAACTGATCGCTCAGCAGGCAGCACAGCACTTCACCGAGCAGGATCTCATCCGTGCCCAGCCGGGTCAGCAGCGGCGGGTCGCCGATCTCCGGCTGCAGCAGATCGACGTTGAGTGTGTCCCTGAGCCGCTTGGCCGTGGCCAGGTTGACAGCGATCGTCCATGTGCGGTCCGCTTTGTCCTTGAAGGTTCTCATGTCGAGGTTTCCTACGAAGTAACGTTGATAGTGATCGTGGCCGTGGCGTAGGGCAGGCCGGATGTGGTGTAGCTGACCTTGACCGTCAGCGTATGGACATCGCCTTCGTTGCCGAGGTTGGTGTTGTCGAGTACCGTGATTTCACCGTCGGCCGAATCGATTGCGAAGACACCTGCCGTGCTTTCGGCTGTGATGGCGTATACAAGCGTCTCGGAAGCCATGTCGTCGCCCTTTGTGGCAACGACGCTGTCGACCACGTCGTCATTGAGCGCTGTTTCCGAGATGCTGAACGTCTGATCGGCCACGATGGGCGGTTCGAGCCACTTGTCGAATACCGCCAGCTTCGCGGTGACCGGGACGCTGACCCCTTCCTCCAGCGGTTCGTTGCGACTAAACTTCGGGATCGAGAAATCACCGACCGGACCTTCTGCATCCTCGCCGTCGATGGCCCCGGTCAGGAAGGCCATGCGGATCGTGCCGGAAGTCAGGTACGCCTTCTTGACGGCCTGGAAGATCAAGTCACCCGGCTTCCAGAGCATTTCGAACTCGGCCGTGCATTCGCGCAGTGTCGCGGCGTTCGCCCGCCAGCCGTTATTGGCCCGCGTGGTGACGTCGGCCTCCCCGGCCTCGAGGTTGAGCGACACGTCCTTGACGTTCGCCATCTCGGACAATGCACTCAGTGCCGCACCGGCGGTGCCCTGGTATGCCTTGGCGTTCATGCCCAGTAGAAACGTTTTTTCTGACATCGCTGTGTACTCCTCAACTGCTTACCGAATCCCGCCACATCTGCGGGAACTTGGGTTTTTCCTTCTCTAATGCCGGCCCCATGTACGGCCTGGCACGAAAACGGGCGCGTTTGCGTTTACGGTTTCTCTTGAGCGTAGTCACACCACCGTATTCCAGGAGGCTCGGGGCCTCGCCGCGACCGCCGTGGGTGAGCTTCACCGGGCCGATCACGACAGACCGCTTGGCCGGGTCGTAACCGAAGAAAATGAATCGCTTTAGCAGCCCCGTATGGCTGCTCGGCGGCTTGCCCGGGCGACTTATGCGTTTGCGCTTGCGGATCGAGGACTTCGCGGCCCGGCGGACGTAGGCGCCGAACCGGCTGAACACCCGCCTGGTCGCACAGTCCGTCGCCGACAGCACGGCCTTCGAGGTGAAGAACATCTGTTTGAACTTCATACCGATCATAGTTCTGCCTGATTGCTTATCCGCTCGGCGTTTCTGTCGGCGCGGGAGCCTGGGACTCTTCGTCTGACAGTTGGTCGACCACGGCATCGAGTGTCGCCTTTTGTGCGGCAAGCCGGTCGCGGTTGGTCCGCAGTCGGCCGCGGACGGCCAGGGCGACACTCTCGGCGGTAAGCGCCTCGCGCCGGGCCTCGACCTTTTCGATGTGCCTGTCGATCTGATCGTTTACTGCGGCCAGGTGTTCGGCATCCGACTTGGCGAGCCCCTTGTCGAGGTCCGCTATACTGGCGGCCATGGTCGCGATCCGTTGGGCGACGACCTTTTTCGGTTGCACGGCGATGATCTCGCCGTCGGCACGGATTATCAGGACCTTCTTGCCGTCCAGTTCGCCCACGGTTTCGGTAATCTTCGGTTGCCGTCGTGTCTGA